AGTTGCTGATGTCAAATTCACGAAATCTTAAAGCTGCCAAGGTGACCGCGAAAGCAGCAAGTGGAGCGATGACAACGAACAATAAAACCTTTTTCATCTTTTACCACTGCAGCATTTTATGATCGCATGGCGCGCTGGGCGGATTGTTTTCAACTCTGATGCAGGGATGAGGCGTTTGACAACTTCCTCTTGCTCTGGAGTCTCTGGGGCTTGGTTCTCTTCGGTGTCTTCCATCTAACAATTGTGACATAAAGATCGTTAATTTCAGAACAGCGGAGGCTGGTTCAGGTCTTCCCCGTTCAAGCCTTTACAGACGTCATGTCGGTAACGAAATTGCTCCTGCTCAATGGACGCCACGGTCTTACCCTTCCCTCTAAGCCAAACAAGGGTCAATCGGCTGACCGTTGAATCAGAAGGCCGCACGGACAGGCCGCAAACATCACAGGAATACATAGGGGTAATTTCATTCATCAAACATCTCCTTGGAGCTATCTATCAATCGCCCGTAGGGCAATGTAGATGATACTCAGAACTATCACGATTATGTAGGTCATAATGAAATTATCCTTTTCTTGTCACGTAGACAAGAATACGTCACTGGACCGACTAATCAGGGGTCTCCGAAGAGAAGTATTGATTCTGCGAAACTGCTAGGATTGGGTTCGAGGTCAGTTGGGCTGAAGTTTTTACTCTTTCAGCAGTTACTCATATTCTGTTGTTCGCTTTAAATAAAAGGTGGATATTTAAAATGAAGTTATATTTTGAGAAGAATGAAGTCGTTTTTGATTTTCCATTTGAAAGATCCCAAGTCGACGAGCTCAAGTCCATTCCTGGAGCCAAATGGGACAAGGGGAACAAGGTCTGGCGACTGCCCGTAACGTCAATTCAAGCCGGGCGCGATTTTGCAATTAAGCATGGGTTCGACGTAACAATTGATGTTCTCAAGTTTGACGCTCCAAAGTTAGGGAAGACGTCTTCGGCTCGGGTAGTAATAGAAGACGACACAATCTTTATGTACTTCTCGTACGAGCGCGTGATAATAAAAGCTGTCAAACAAATACCCGCTGTCTCATGGGACTCCAAACGACACGGGTGGCAAGCTCCCCTGTCTTCTGCATCTAATGTGATTGAGTGGGCCGAAGCTTTCAATGTACCCATTGACGACAAAGTCATCGCAGTCAGTGACGAGATACGTCAAAAAATGAATCAGTTAATCGAGGCCTCCAGATCAACGGACGCACTGATTGAGGTCGAAGCAATAAACGGGGAAATGCTCCCGTACCAAAGGGCTGGGGTTATGTATGCATCAAACGCCCGCCGCACATTCATCGCCGACGAAATGGGGTTGGGAAAATCTCTGCAGGCAATTGCAACCATTGAGTACGTTCAAGATAGTTACCCAGTCGTTGTCGTGTGTCCCCCGAGCCTTGTTCTCAACTGGCAAGCAGAGTACACAAAATGGCTTCCCAATAGAAAAGTCTCAGTAGTTACTAACCGTAAAGATTTTCCAGAGTCTGGCTCATACGACGTAGTCGTGGTTGGTTACAGCAATATCCAGACATGGGAAAAGAAACTATCGAATCATCGCTCGTATGTCTTTGACGAATCCCACTACTGCAAGACACCCACGGCAGCCCGCACCAGGTCGGCAGTAAAGATTGCAAAGTCGGCACCCAAGGAAGGTCTAGTTCTTTGCTTGACCGGCACGCCGGTAACGAATCGCCCCAATGAGTATGCTTCCCAGTTGGAGATTCTCGGAAGACTGAAAGAGTTCGGTGGGCTTTGGGGATTCTATCGTCGATACTGCGGCGCATTTCAAGACCAGTTCGGGCAATGGAACATAAGTGGGCACTCGCACCTTGATGAGTTGAACGAAAGACTACGCTCAGCCTGTTACATCAGACGAACCAAAGATCAAGTGCTTACCGAACTCCCGCCCGTGATACATAGCAGGATAGTTGTCGCAGGAACATCAGCAGGCATGAAGGAGTACGCAAAGGCAGAGAAAGATATTCTGTTTTATATCGCTGAAAGAGCGCGAGAGCTTGCCATTAAAGAGGGAAAAGACTCTAGCTACAAGGCTGCGATGGCTGCGATGATTCGAGCGGAAGCAAATGAGCATTTAGTTCGACTTTCGGTTCTACGTCGTCTCGCAGCAAAGGCGAAGATGGAAGAAGTACTGGAGTGGGTGGCAACCCGTGTAGAAAATGGCAAGAAAGTCGTAGTCGCAGCGCACCACAGAGAGATAGTTGATGAAGTTGCTCGCCGTTACGGAGGAATAAAGATTCAAGGCGGGATGGCGGTAGAGGACGTTGAAGAAAACAAGAGAAAGTTTCAGGAACTCCCCGTAGAGGAAGTTCCAGTCATAGTGCTTTCCATGCAGGCTGCTAAGACTGGTCATACACTCACAGCGTCAGAAGAATGCTTATTCGTTGAACTCCCGTGGACGCCCGCTGACGTAGATCAAACTTTCAGTAGATTGCACAGGTTAGGGCAAAAAGGCAGTGTCACTGCTACCTACATGCTTGCTGCTGGGACTATCGATGAGGACATCTATGAGCTCATTGAACGTAAACGCACAATCGTTGATGCCGCAGTTGATGGCATAGAAGCCATAGACAACGAAGGCGCTGTTCAGCTTATTATGAACCTTCTCAGCAGAGCTAGCTGACTTCCGGAATTTGAGACTCCGTACCGTTTTCAGTACCATTCCTGATTATCTCCTCAGCGATCAATCGTGCGTACTTGCGGCGTAGTCGCCAAATCTTCTTGTTTAACTCGATCATCTCATCGCTTACGCGTGCCTTGATGATTGCTTTATCATCGAAAACCCCGTGTGTGTTAAACATTGCGTCCTGTATGTCTGCGTCTTCTATGATTATGTCCGATATCCAGCCCGCACGCTTGTCTATCGCGAGCATTAAGTCGCAAAGTCCCTCAATGCCAAATTCAGCATGGACTTTATTCACGGCAAGTGAGCAAAAGTTCGTCCGGTAGAGCAACTGTGCTCGTTGGGATTGAGACATGAACTCGGACAGCCATACAGCGAGTTCTTCTCTCGATGGGGTTGCATCCTCGTGCATGAACTCTTCTGAAAACTCGTCTTCGTTATCGGGTTGGTTCATGTGCCCTCGATTTGCTAGTTGCTAATCAAAATAAATAATAACAGTAGTTGGATCTAAGCCCGTGACAACAGATAATCCTGCGCACGCAGCTTCGAACGGGTCACCCATGAATTCGAGTCCATAGACGCAATCGCACGTTCCTTCACTGTCGCATCACGATAATGATCTAGGTATTCTCCGATGGCATTTACCGTTGACCAAGCGTTGAACCCGTAGTTCTTGGCGTTGTTCTCGTTCATGTACACAGCTTTGACAAGCGCAATGATGTTGTCTCTGTTCTTCTGCTGCCTATCCGTCTGCTTGATAGATAAAGGAAACACTTGATTGAGAACATCGTCCATGATTTTCGATGAAGGAGGAACGCTTATGGATAGAAGCTTGTTGGCTGTAGCAGTAAACTCCGTAGCCCATGTGCGTGAAATGCGCAAAACGTCATTCGCCTGCTCCATAGCCCGTTCTGCATTTCGTGTATGCCGCGCTGTGAACACGCGGTTAGCGGCAGAAACTCCAAGGACTACCGTGTTCTTACATACCGCCCGTATGCTCGTGTTGGCGAAGGTGATAGCGATCTTCCCGTCGTGCCCGTTACGGACGAGCAGGTATCTCGCAATCTCGTCGTTTACGCCCATAGGGTCAATGACCAGCGGTCCTAGGTCGATGGATGAAAAGAACTCACGTCCTCCGTTGAGCACTCCACACGTGTCTACTACAGCATCGCCCGATGAGGCTCCGACGATAGCAAGTGCGTAGTCAAGGCATTCACGGTTCTGCTGGACAACGTATCGAGTCCCCACGGTAGCCAATCCATTGAACGTTCCGTCCGGATTGACTCGTACGGTCGCTCTGCTGTCTGGAATCATTACGTATTGACCGTCTGGGTTCCTGATCGGCTGTCCTTGATCGTCACACACCGCAACGCGAGTGGTGACAACGTCGAAATCTGCCTGAGCTGCTGCGAGCATTGCTTCCGCTGTCTGCAAGCCCTCCATCGGCACCCCTAGGCGATGCCAAGGGATTTCCCTGTTGGAATAAGCCATTCTGGCTTGACCGTCTGATGCGAATTCTAACTGATGAGCCATTGCCTGTGTGTCTTCCTATGTAGTTAGATAAATCTATCTGAAGGAAGTGTACAAGGTGCCTAGCGTCGGAGAACGAAACAAACATGATGAAAGGGGCGATTACTATGCAGCAACCCGTAGACGTTGCGGCACAACGATATGAAGCCTCGGGTCTAGAAAGACAAAGCCCTCGAATTTAGAAAAACGGCTCTACGTTTATTCCTTGATAGAGACGAGCCTCAGGCGAGGCGTTTGACCACTAGGGGTATTTCGTGGGTTCTTTACGT